GCCGTGAACGGCGTGGACATCAGGGAAATCCAGTCGAGATAGCCATAGTGCAGAAAGCCGAGACCGGCCTGCACCCACGCCATGATCCGCAGCGGACTGCGGCGCAGGAACCCGTCCGCGTTCGGCAGATCGGAGGCCGTCACGTCCTGCATCGCGCTGGAACGCAGTTGCGTCAGCGTTGGTCTGGGAAAGGGCAATTCTCAGCGCTCCTGTGCCCAGGCGTAATCGTACCGATAGGTGATGCCGTTGGAGCCGATCGCGATCTCCGCGCCGACGCCGCCCGATCCGGTGAAATAGCCGGTCGCCTCGACCGACGAGGCCACGCCATCGACCAGCATCCAGTTCGTGGAGATCAGGATCTGATCCTCCATCCAGTTCAACGTTTCCTGAGTGCGCGGCATGTTGAACACCTGATAGAGCTTCGAGCCGATCCGGTCGTTCGCGATGACCGGCAGCGCGGGATCCTCAAGCGCCGAGTACGTGTCGAACCACACGCCGCGCGGATCGGTGTCGAACACGCGGTCGCCGGGATCGGCCTCGGCATCCGTGAACAACGAGATCAGCAGCGCCGTTTCCAGCGGCAGGCCGGTCATCAGGCCGGACCCGCTCATCGCGAAGTCGCCGGTACCGGTCGCGTTGTCGAACACGATCCGGATATCTCCCAGTTGGCTGGCTGGCCCCGGTCCGATTCCGCTCATGCTCATGTCCCCGGTGTCGGCGGTGCCCCGATGCTGGCGTGCTTGTGGGTCTGCAATCCCACCTGATCGCCGCCGCCCTGGCCGGCGATGATCGAACCCGTCGCGCTCAGATTACCGGTCAGGGCGTAATTGCCCGTGTGCGCCGCGTTGCCGGTAATGACGAAGCCGCCCGAGCTCAGACGAAACAGCAGGCCATGCGCGAAGAACCCCACGTCCGACGGCGAGCCGCCGGTGAACCGCGCCCCCTGGACGTTGCTCGCGACGATCACCGCCTTGGAGCGGTCGCCATTCAGAAACGAGACATGCACATCGGCGCCGATCGGCGGCACCGAGAAGAACCCATGATGATAAAGCACCGGAACGTTGTCACCGATCGTCAGCGCGTCGAACCGGGTTTGAATCGTCTGCACCGCGCCGGAGTCGTTCGCGTCCATCAACGTGCGGCCCAGGGTGTGCGGCGTGCCGTTGCGGCGCGTCAGGCGTTCGACCAGCCGCTCCAGCATGGCGACGCGTCGCTCCAGGGCCTCGGTCGATGTTGCCGGCATGGGTTTGCCTCTGGTAAACGCGAGGGATGAGCGACCTCTACGAAGACGACATTCTGCTCTGGTCCGAACGTCAGGCGGAACTGCTGCGCCAGCACGCCGCGACCGCGCGCGCCAACGACGCGATCGACTGGCCGAACATCATCGAGGAAGTCGAGGACGTGGGGATAAGCGAATATCGCGCGGTCGAATCGCTCCTGATCCAGGCGCTGGCGCACATGCTGAAAGCCATGGCGTGGCCATCGTCGCGCGACGTGCCGCACTGGCAGGCGGAGACGCGCGGTTTCCTGCGGCAAGCGCGGCGCCGGTACACGCCTTCCATGCGGCAGCGCATCGACCTGGCCGATCTTTACGCGGACGCCCTCGTGATGTTGCCCGACACCATGGATGGTCAACCGCCGCTGCCGGTCGCCGATGTCTGCCCGGCGACGCTGGACGAACTGCTGAGCGTTTAGGCGTCCCGAATTCCGGGCGAAAAGCGCGCCATGCGCCACGAAGGCAACTCTGCTGCGCCGGCGCGCGGCCGGCGAGTTGGTCAACGAAACCACATACGACCTCGGGCACAATCGACATCAGTGCACCCCGGGCGTCGCCGGTGGATCGGTGGACGGCGGCGCCGGCGACTGCGCCTGTGGCGAACGCCCAAGGATCGCGTCGAAGAGATAGAGGGAACTTGGTTCCGGCAGGAACGCGTTCGGCGGCATCAGCGTCAGATCGGCGTGCGTGCCGGACATGTCCTTGCGGAATGTTACCGTGCCGATAATCCAGTTCGCGTGCGTGATATCGGCGTCCGGCGCCTCCACCGTTGCGCGCCAGTTCGGCGTCCATAATTTGTTGTTCTTGTCGCGCCACGAATCGGCCGTGATTTCGGTCGCCTGCGAGCGGCCCATGCGCCGCGCCATTTCCCAGTTCGCTCGCGCGGTGGCAAGCGCCTCGGCGTCCTGGGTCTGCTCGGCGACAATGATCTTCGGACGATATTCGAGGATTTGCGGGTCGTAGACCGTCTTGATGTTGTTCAGCAGCGGACCGAGGTCGGACAGTTGGGGGATCGTCGTCCAAACCACCGTGTACTCGGAAAACCGCCCATCGACCGATTGCTCGCCCGAGATGCGCTCGATGTTGCCGGGCATCGCGAAGCCGCTGGCGTGTTGGTTCGTGCCAAGCTGATCCAGCACCAGCGCGCCAAACTCATCCTCGTAAACAAGAAACCCAGCGTAGCGAGCCGCGCTCTCGATGATCTGGTAAGGTGTCTCCTGAAGATTGGCGATGAGCCCATTAACGGACCGGCCCAGACTCAGCGCCGGCGTCGCCATGCGCGCTACGATCCCGAAGGGTTCGCACAGGATGGTCGCCAGATTGAGTGTACTCGGATACGTCCCGGAGCCCGATAATTTGGCGCTGCAATCCACGAGATTGCGCGTGATCCCGCGCCCGCTCAGTACAACCTGGTGGCTCCTGGCGTCCGCGGTGATGTTGCGGCGATCGATCCAACCGGTGATGACGACGTCCGGTCCGATCAGGATATCGCAGGCCTGTCCCGGCTGCGTCAGCGCCAGCGCCGGACCCTGAAAAAATTCGGTCGAAGCCGACACCGACCAACTGTTCGGCATGGTCTCGCACGAACGCGTGATCGAAACCGTCTGCCACCCCCGGAGACGGGTGCTTTTGATTTGGATCGACACTTCGTCCGGGCCCGGCGCGAAGGGGCCTGATACACCGCTCATGTCGCCAGCGCCTGAAAAGAAATCGGGCAGAACGCCGGATGAATCGCGCCCGATTCGGCCGCGATCTCATCGGACCGGCTGGCATCGCGGTAGAGCATCTGCGCGATCGCCAGCGATGGCAGCGCGGTCCGGAAGTTCACCGTCACCACCGCCGGCAGGTTCGCGCCGCGCACCGTCAGGTCCAGGATCACTCCGGCCCGCAGCTGCTTCAGCGCGACATAGCTGGCGTCCTCTCCGGCATCGCCGGCCGCCAGAATCTCGGTATCGAGCGCGGCGGCCAGCGCCACGCGCAGCGCCGCGGCGTCGTCATAGCTGACCGGCTGATAGGCCGACGAGGCCAGCGCGAGGCTCACCAGCGCCGCCCGGCGGCAGGCCGCCGCCATCGCGTCCCGCATCGTCGCCATCGCCGCGCCGAGGCCGATCGGCCCTCCGGCACCGTCCGAGAAAGCGAACCCGGCCAGACCGAGCAGCACGCGCACCTGGTCGGCCGGATCGCTGATCCCCGCCCGCATCGCTTCCACGATGGCCGCCAGGGCGTCCATCATGTCCGTGGCAGCCGAGTAAGACCCCGCCAGCCCGACCGCGCTGGCGCCCGTGCTGGCCACGGCGGCGCGCTGTGTCGCGAGCTGCGCCTGCAGAACCGCGACCGTCGTCCCGTCCGGCAGCGCGACCGAGGCCGAGCCTCCGGCATACCGGCCATAAGTCGTATTGGAGTCAGGGGGCGGCAGGGCGGTCGCCATCCCGACGATCGCCGTCGGATCGCCGCCGCCGATCGCCACCGCCTGGGCGAACGCCGCGACAACCGCGCCGCCCTCGCCCGTCACCGCCGAGCCGTCCAGCACCGCGGGCCCGGCCACGCCGCCCAGGTCGGCGTTCGCCGCCGCCAGCGCGGTGATCGCAAGCGCCGCCACAGCGAGAACCGTGGCGATGATCACGGATGGAAACACCGTCCCGGTGTCCTCCAGGAACACCAGTTCCAGGCTGATCAACCGCCCCGCCTGCCAGTTGATCCCGCTGGCGCCCGAAACGACGGCGACCTTGACGGCTCCGACCGCGGGATGAATCAGCAGCCCGGATCCCGGCAGTTCCAGCACGGTATTGAGCGCCAGTTGCATCGCCGGCGCCAGGTCGCCGATCAGGTGCCCCGTGAACGTGTAAGTCCGCTGCGCCCGGCCCATGTCTTCGGGCCAGCCGCCGTCGCGGAACGGATATTCGTGATTCGCCTGACGCCGGCCGACCCGCACCTGGGCCGCGTCCACCAGAAACGGCACCCCGCGAAACGAGGCCGCCTGCAACGCGCCGAGGAACCCCGACAGGGAGTTCGGAGTCGGCAGGCCGGTGATGCCTTGCAGGCCGCTCATCAGGGGCCTCCCGACATGCTGGTTTCGACCCTTGGCGGAGAGGCCATCACGGCACCGGTGCCGGTCGCGGCCGCCGTCGTGCCGTGCGGCGCGCCCTTGATGTGGATATCGACCTGGACGTGTCCGCTGGCCCCCGGCGCACCAGCCGCGGGAGCCGCATCCGCAATATCGCGCGCGGTTTCTGTCGCGCGTGCGTTTGTCAGACGTTGCGACCAGGTGAGAGCGGATGTATTCTCTTGGCTGCCGCCCGGCAGGCTGGGCCATTCCTGGTTCAACGTTGCCGATGACTGTTCCGGCGTCATGCCCTCGCGCCAGCCCCGATTTCGGGCGTCCAGCACCATCATCCGGTCCTGAAGATCGTTCGTCAGCGGCGTGCCGATCGGCAGGCCCATCTGGCGCAGCAACCCGTCCCGCGTCGCATTCAGGAACTGATACCGGCCATAAGCCGTCGATTCCGTGTTTCGCTTGTCGTAATTCCCGGTCGATTCGCCGCCGGAGAGGGCGTCGCCGAGCGTCCGTTCTTCCAGCGACAGCGAGCGGTCGGCTGTCGTGCCCACCGGCCCCGGCGTGCCGCCGCCCGATCGCGGCCCAGGTCCGCGCACCGCGCTGCCGCTGCCGCGCCAGTTGTGCTCCCTGAACCAATTCCCGAGCGACTCGAAGAATCCCGGGTGATACTCATCGGACGACAGATTAAGCTGCGTCCCGGCTGGCGGAGGTACCGTGAAGCCGCCCATCGTCAGCGGGGTAACGGTGTTTTTTCCGGATTGCAGATCCGCCGGCGGCAGTTGGTTCGCCAGCTCCGCCACCGTCGCCACCGCAAGCGGCTCCCAGCCCATCGCTCGCAGCACCCAGAGCGCCGGCTTGGAAAGGATCAATCCGGAAATCGCCAGACCGGCGGCCGACGCGACCTCGCCAATCGATTCCGCGAGCTTCGGATTCTTCTCGATCCAGGTTTGCGTCTCGTCGAGGATCCTCTTCACGGCGGGCTCGTATTTGTCGATCAACCGGCTGCTCACGCCATCGAGCGCCATGCCCAGGCCAGTCCATGACTTGTTGAGTTCCGCGGCGTCCTTCGCCCATTTTCCGCCGATATCGACGTCGCCGGTTTTCCGCGCCTCGGCGATGAATGCCTCCAACCCCCTCCGCCCATCCTTCAGCATCGGCAGCATGTCGGCCGGCAGCCCCAGCACTTCCAGTGCGTGCAGTTGCACGGTCGGCTGGCCGCGGAACTTCTGAATGTAATCGGCCAACGGGGCGAGCGTATCGACAACCTTCGTCACATGCCCCGGCGTTCCGGCGTCGATCCCCATGTGCTCCAGCAGCGTCTTACTCTCACCGCCCTTGCCAGTGGCTACGTCGAGCAAAGTCTTGCTCAGCCCACCGAGGCCCGAGTGCAACGAGTCGACCGACACGTTCGCCAGCTTCGCCGCGCCGTCCAACTCGGACAACCTCTCGACCGGCGCGTCCAGCGTGTAAGCGACCTTCCCGATATTGGCGTTCGTCTCAGCCCAGCGCCTCGACAATTCCGCGATGCCCGCGATGCTCGCGCCCGAGGTCAGGAGCGCCAACGGCGAAACCATTCTTTCAAGCGCCCGCGCCGACCCGAGCGCGCTATCCCCCATCCCCTTGATGCTTTCGGCCGTCTGGGTAATCCCCGAGACCTGGCCGAACTTCGCCATGCTTTTGTTGAACCGCTCCGCCGGCGCCCCCAGCGTTTGCAGCCGCTTGTTGAGCGCGTCGATCTTGGCGGTGGCCTCGTCGACGACGCGGATGCCTATGGCGAGCCCGTCGGATTTACCTGACACGTTCGCGCCTTTCGATTTCCCCGATCAGGCGCGCAAGCCGCAGCAGCTCGGGCAGCCGCATCGCCATCGCCCAGCAGTAGCCATCGCCATAAAACCGGCCGACGCGCGCGGCGAGAATGTCCAGCTCGCCCGTCCGGGCGATCTGGATCAGGAGGCTCCCGCCGCCGGCGACTTCAATGCCTCGGCCGCCGCGTCGGCCTCGGCCTTCGCCGCCGCGTCGGCCTCGGCCTTCGCCGCGTCGCGGCGCGCCTGGCGCCAACGCTCCAAAGGGTCCGGTGCCGGTGCCTCCGCGAACTCTTCGAAATACGCCGCCATCTGACCGATCATCCACTCGGGCAGTTGCTTCACGACGTCGTAATGCACGCCCGAGACTTCCTCGATCAGCCGGTGCACGATTTCCAGGTTCGACGAACCTCTGACCGATGCCGCCTTCAACGTGTCGCCGCCGGTCGGCGCCCGCAGCGTCACCTCGGCATAGCGCACGCCGTTGTGCGCGATCGTCTCCCGCAGCTTCCAGGTCACCGGCTCCGGGACGTCGGTCCATTCGCTCACGATGTCGGTCCCCCGACTTCGATGATCGTGCCGGCGACGCCCTCGAACTTGAAGTCGAAATCCGCCTCGCCGCCCGACACGCCCGGCCGCCCGGTGTACCAGAGATTGTGGCCGACGATCTGCTTGCCATTGGCCAGCGTCACGGCGACCGTCGCGTTGCGCGTGTTGGAGAAACCCGTCACGTTCACCGCCTTATTGTCACGAAACTTCCCCGAAATGAACGGCGCGCAGGGCGTGTCCTTGTACCCATCGACCCCGGAGAGCGAGCGCACCGTTTCGGCTTCGAGAACCGCCGGGTCCCACATGAACTCGATCACCTGGAACGGCGAGCCGTTCACCAGAAACGAGGTAATGCCAGAGATGCGCTGATTGGTCGGCGTCGTTGGCGCGAGCGTGCTGCCGGACATTTACAAATCCTTTGAGTGCTGCCGTTCGCCGCGCGATCGATCCGATCGCGAGGTCCGGCCGCGCTAAGTTTTCGGTGTTTCGCCGGACGCCCGGCGGCTTGCTCAGGTGCTTTGCTGAAACTGAGCCAGGATCGCGATGTTGATGACCTGATCGCTGAAATTCAGCGGCAGATAGAGCAGCACCTGGCCTTTGGTCCCCAGCGCCGCATAGGCGTTCGCGGCGAACGTCTGCGGTTGCTGCACGATGAAGATCGAGCATAGGTAAGCGTAGATCGCGAACACCGACCCGAGGATGCCATTCGGCGTCACCGCCGGCGAGCCCGGCCCGATCGGCGTTCCGTTCGCCACCAGGATCTTGCCCGCCGCGATGAATTGCGTCGTCAGTTGCGAGTTGATGTAGCGCGCCG